CCCCACCAAAATTTAACACGGCGACTGCAGCCCCTGTTGTGCTGTTGTATATTAATGCCCCTGATGCAGTAAACTGGGCGGGGTCCCAAGTCACATTGGCGAATGTTACGTATGCCGTACCACTGCTACTAGCGGGAACTGTTGGAGCTAGAACTTTACCCCCTGCCACGTACCCAGTCCCAGTAATTTCCCCATCCGTTGTATAAGCAAGTGTATCTGCGTTTAATGGCGCTGTCACAGTATACAAAGCAACTTTGTATGTGTAAATCGTACCTGTATTAAAGTCCTCTAACCCACTTAGCAGGTTAGTTTTAAATACCGTACATAATGTCTGGGATAGTGCCACTTAGTACCTCTATTATGTTACGGCTATTCGTACTTGCCCAGATCGGTAGGCATCTTGTCTTTCCATGCCATCACCCAGACGTTTAGCCATTGCTAATGCTTCGTCGTATCTTTTCTGGTACGTAGCCAATACTTCGGGTTCTTCCTTCATATAGGCAACAGCTTCAAGCAATGACCCGTACAACAGTACTGGATCAAAGTTATCCCCAAGCCATGAAGTCCCCGCAGTTACAATTGATTCTGGGTAGTAATAATAATGCAGCTCTACGTTATACAGAATATCTGGCGTTGGCCCAAGAAGGAAGGTCAACTCATTCGTTATAACGGCTGGATCTGTGTTTGTTGTCGTAGGTCCAAACAGAGCGTAATGCGTAGGCTGACCCGTATTAGCTGGGTTAGGGAACGCCTCTCTAATAAAGTTAACGTCCTTGTTTAGCAGGTAGTAATATACCCCGGCTGCGTCTATCACCGCTATTGCGTAAACTGCAAGGAAGTCCAGAGGCGCTGACAAGTACTTATTATTAGCTGTTAAAAGCCCAGTTACATTCTTTCTAAGCGAGGGAAACTGAACAGAGTTGTATATCGTTCTTCAGCATTTCTGACAAACGTAGCAATCTGCTCTGCCGTTGTAAACGTCGAGATCGTCTCTGGGAACGTGTTTTCACAGTATCCCTTGATTGTTAACGTAAGCTCAGCGTAATTCATTACTTGCCGACTTTTAACCTAGCGTGGTTCTTACCTTTAGTAGCTGCACCAGTACCACGAGTCTTCTCAGTCTGAGTGTTAGCCACGTTATTAGGGTAGCTGCTGTTCTTGAGGTCTACGCTGTATGGCTTTGGCTGGGTATACTTCTCGCAAGGATTAGCTGTATCCCCGGGGAAAAAGTTAAATTCACTCATTCTATACTCCTTAGATACCGCGTTTAGGGGCGCATACAGGTACTTTACGCACTGGTTTCTTCTGGTTAGCTACTTTAGCTAGGCCGCGACCTAGTTGCTTCATTTGCTCGTTAGTCTTTCCACCTTTAGCCATGATATGCTCCTTTAAGTTACTACTATAGTTACTGTTCCAACCGCACCAACCGATATTAGATCATTGTTAACATTCGGTAAGTTTAGCACATTATTCAATCCCACTGGGCCCCACCCCCACTGAGTTATACGACTACCTATACTCTGTATCCCATTAGCCAGAGGATCAGCAAGCTGCGCTGGGGTAGGGCTAGTAAGCTCTTCTATCTGTAATCCAGTACTACCTGCTGCATAGTAACTTAAATCTGGTCTTGGGTTACGTACCGCTTGAGGATCAGATACAGGATACAGACCTAGAGACAACTGCGGCTGATCCGGCTCCCAACAGTTACCACAGACTAGAATATTTACGTTCTTAGTCTTAATTACTAGCCGTCTTAATTCTTTTAACTTGTACCTAAACCCACACCGATCACACTCGGATATACTATTTTTGCCTGATGAGTATTTAGAAGGCATGTACCCGCCTAGTAATTAAACGATTGACGAGGCACAAACCTTATCGGAGCCTTTTCACGATCTTCATCCGAAGCTAACATCCATTGCTCATCGTACATTGCTTTAAGCATCTGAAGCCTTTCCATGCCATTAGGCAACTTCATAGCTAACTGAACTGCAAGCCCAGCAACAAGTGCCGGTAGTAGTCTGAACGGAATATCTTGGGTTGTATTACCATCACCCGCATCTTGCATCCTACGTAGTCTCCAGTACACAAATGTGTAAGGACCACCGCCATCACCCGTAGGCCAGACGTTTATATTTGGTAAGTTGATACTTGTTACCGATGCAGCGTTGTTATGTGCCGCTGCTGTAGTCCCGTTCTGTGCCCGGAAGCAATACTGTAACTGGTTTCCAACGATATTCTGGTACGTTATAGTCTCTGAATCAATATTGATAAACCCAACTGAGGGGAGACTGGCGGCAGATGTTACGTTGATTGTTGTGGCGGTTGCTGTTATTGCTGCTGACAACGTAGTATTTGCAGTAGACCTAGGTACCCCAGTCTGTCTATTAACCCAAACTTGTATCGGGCGACCACTAGCGTTCTTATTAGGCAGGGTTGAGTATGTAGACTCTGAGATACGGCTGATATTAATATCTTGCTGGTTAGATGCAGTACCAGTCCTAATTACGTGGTCTAGTAGATCTACTGTGTCTGTGGGGATTGCGTAGGATATTTGCCCAGTTGCAAGAGTTATCTGGCCCTGTTCAATAGTCCACAGGTTGATCCCACGATTTGCCCATTCAAGCAGTAGTAGATTCAAAGATCTACGCGCAGTACGCATATCATAACCACTACGTAGCTCAGCGCCGCACCTCTCAAATGCCTCTTCCACCAAGGAATTAAGATCAAGATTAAATGTTGTAACGCTCGAAGTGGTCATCTAACATTTCCATTTTCTTAGGTATGAAGCAAGCTGCTCGGCACAAGCAGAGCTATCAAAAACATTTCCCGCCGCCAAATTACATCTACCACACAGCAAATCTCTAACTTCCCCAGTGTTATGGTTGTGATCTACACAAGGGCGATGTGTTTGTATGCTTGCTGTATCAAATACTATACCACAACAAGCACATTTTCCACCTTGTGCAACCAGCATCTCTTCAAACTTCTGCGAAGAAATACCATACTTAGTAGGCAAATTATACCTACGTACGCTTATTTTGGAGCAGGGCTTACAGGCGTAATTAAGGCCAGATAGCTGGTTTCTGTTTCTATTAAATAATTCTGGTGCTTTCCACTCTCGACACTTACTGCACCTATATCTACCCTCTGCATCAGCAACCTTTGGGTTTCTCCCATAATCACGCTTGACACGTGTAACACTCAACATTTCCAAGCTCTTAAAGATTTATTTATGCGGCTATCTGGATCATTCGCTGTCTTAGCAGAGGTCAACTTCTTCTTCATCCCAGACATTCTCGCACAGAATGACTTCTTACGACTACCACCTTCTGGCTGAGGAGCCTTCAATCCGGGCTTACCGGGATTAGCTGCGTTATATGAAGCCCTACCCTTGGCATTTAAGCCACCTTTTTCAGACTTGCCTTCTTTTCGCGTCCATGCAGGAGTCTTAGCCATTATCTGTACCCCGCTGTTTTCTTTGCAAGAGTCTTGGGTTGAGCCACAAACTGCTTACCTGCCGCCTTACCTGCACGTTTTGCACGGGTGGTTGCTGCATACTCCGCTGGGCTTAAAGACTTTATTGCCGCCTTTGGAAGGTATCGCTCACCTGTATCAGAAGACTTTTTGCCACTTTTGGTAGTCCAGTCTTGCTTACCCCAATCTTTTAAGGATTTCTGTGGCGCTTTCAATCTTTGTAGCCCCCACCTGCTGCCTTGTACTTCTTGGCTACAAGCTGTGCCTTTCTAGCCGACCATTCTCCTGCACCAGTACCCTGAGTTGCTGCTGCCTTTACCTGAGACACAATCTTCTTGCGAAGAGTAGGCTTTGTGTAATTACCAGCAGCGTTAACTTTACTCTTCGCGGGAGTCTTAGCCATGCTTGAAGCCTTTCAGAGTTTCAGCCAACCTTGCTCTTTGACCTAGTTTACCCGGGGCTTTAGCGGCTTTAGCTAACTTACTAGCTGGGATAGTTTCCCCTGCCTTAACCCCTAGTGACTTACGTAAGGACCCGGGTTTCTTGATAGCATCCTTAATCCAACCGCCCTTCTTACCCTTGGGCATCTTGGACTTCATGATGTCCCCCATACCCCGGGACGGTCTCATTATAAGACTTTACCCTTGGTCTTACCTTTCTTAGCCACGCCATCAGCAGCACGAACAAAGCCACCAGCTTTAAGACCCTTGTGGGCTTTAGAAGCAGGTTTACCAGCGTGTTCAGCCAAATCCTTAGACATACCGCCGCCAGCCATCTTCTTCATCATACCGCCAGTTGCACATTTTTTCATTATAGAGTCCGTCCTTTAGTTTTACCACGTTGAGCCGCGCCATCAGCACGACGAGAAGCTGAAGATTTGATACGTGAAGCTGCAGCTTTAACTGAACCACCTTTCTTCATCATAGGCATTTGCCGTGGTGCTACTGGCATTGCTGGTGGGGGCATTTGCCGTGGTGCTGCTGGCATAGCTGGTGGTGGGGTTATCGCAGCAGGGGCTACAGTCGGAGTAGGCACTCCAGCAGCTTTAGCCTCAATCATCTTGTCTGCTACCTTATGTGCTACATCTTTAACCTTATCTAAAGGATCTTTTTTACCTCTATATCCCTCATCAGGAGAAGGAGCTTTTTCTTGGTCTGGAAAGTACTTATCGTCCTTCCTATTAGGAAACTTTGTTTTCTTCTTCTTGTCGCTCATTTAAAACTCCTTATCCGTAGAAGACAACTACAGAAGCTGTAGTAGTTACAGTTCCGTGAAGGTTTGTGTCTACTAAAATCCCTTCTCCGGGCATAATGATGTAATTTGAGCCACTAGCAGCAGAAGCGGGTGTATTCATAGTTAGCAATACTTTTCCACCTGATCCACCGTCTCTAAAAACAACTGATCCTGCAGTAGCACCACTTACAAAATACAGCCCTTTTATACGCAACCTAGTTAAAGCATTGGGGCTACCAGCGTTATCAGTAACCTGACCTGTAGTGACTAGCGGGGCCGACGCTAAAATATCATACTGCATAATTAATCTCCTAGATGTAGGGTAAGACTACGCCGGTTTAGATGCCTCAAGTCTGCTAATCTTTGCTATTAACTCAGCATTTTCTTTAGCAAGTTTGGCGGCATGTCCCATTGCGTAGTCTCTTTGGGCCTCCAGAAGCGCCACAATTGTAGCCACCTCTGGATCTTCATGAGTCAACATTAGACAGTAACAGCCTGCCAGTTGCCAGAAGCATCAGATACAAACAATAGTCCATCGGTAGAATCAATACCTAACGAACCTTTGCCTACACCAGAAGCGGCACCATCAACAAAATTACCTACCTTGATAACAACAGGAGCAGCGGCAGCATCATTAGCTAGGCGAATCTCAGCCGTTTTATACGCTATAACTCCAGAAGGGCCACCAGCATCAGCAACGGGGTCTTGCATCTTCAAGTCCAGACCGTATGTAAAGCCAGAACCTGCTGTGGTTTGAGCCATTGCAACACCAAATGCTGCACGGCAAGTCGTAACACCAGAGTCACCCTGCATAAACGCCATAACAGCGGCATCACCAGATAAAGTGTTGGTATTAATAATACCCATTACGCCGGACATCAAACCATTATTAGCATATGAACCAATAACCGCAAAATTACCAGC